GACAGTATTACTATTGTTGTTATCATAATTTATCAAATAAATTTTTAAGTCCTTCACTTTTTATAGTATTTAAGGCTTTAGACTTAGTACTGGGTTTTTTATTTGAATTCAATGTATAATTCTTTTTTGGTTCATCCACACCATTTTCAAATGTGTGTAACCATTCTTTTTCAAACTCAATCCTTGCAGCCATCATATCAGCATGATGTATAATATAAATTAATGAAGTTCTTGGTTTTGTTTCAACCATAAAACTTTTAAAATATGATTCATTAGCTGGGTCGTATAACCCATCATGTAATTTAATTGCTAAATGTTCATTATAAGATAATTTAATACCAGCTTGAGTTAATAAGAAAATTGATCTATCTGGGACTGACATATATGCTATCTTTTTATTAAATTGATACATTTCACCCATATTTTTTTTTCTCCATTCATCTTTAGAAGGTATATGAGCATACTCAACACCATCACCCATTTTTCCTAGATCATGATTAATAGCAGCAAACACTAATTCTTCTACAGTATATGTGGTAGTATCTGCTCCCATTTTACCCCACACATTATGTAGTTGTAAAGCGCATTCTATAACACGATTAACATGATCAATATATCCTCCTGGGAATGCGTTATGATATGCTTTTTTATGTGAAGCAGGCATAAGTACTAATTCTTCCTGGTGTTGGTTATAAAATTTTAATAATTGATCTTTTCTATCTCCTTTAATATATTTTTCAATATAAGATTGAAAGGTTTGCCAATTCGATGATATTTGTTCTGCTGGTATACTCATAACTATTATTTTATTTTATCCGTTTCTTAATCCTGCATGTTCTCTTTCTAATGTAGATTCTAAATCTCTAAGGATATTTTCTGTATCTTCTACCTTTTTAACAAAATCTTCAACTGGTTGCTGAGTTTTTACTATTAATTTTAGATTAGTTAGGTTGCCCTGTATCCTGTTTGTAAGACGAACAATTGTCTCTGGGTTGCGTAATGCCATATTATATTTATTTAATTAATGTTATAGGTATCTTTATACCCCCTTATTTCTATATCCCTTATTTTCCCATTTCTCTAAATCCCTGTATATCGAATTTAATAAAGAAATTTTGGGATTCCAAATTATTTTTTTAATTTTATTGATTTATTTTTAATTTTGAGTAATAGTGCGCATCTTTCATATAATTCATCTTGAATAAAAAATTCAATTCCCATATCAAGGGCCCGATGAAAATCTTCGTCAGAATAATGTTTAATTGCGTTTATATAGCCTTTATTCTTAAAATCCACTTCAGATATATACGACCATGCTCTATTAAATACAACATATTCTCCTGCTTCTTTAATATCTTTAACATCAAATTCTTGGTTAGTTTCTTTAAAAAAATTAAGAACTTTTGCGTTAAAGTTTAAGTGATTTAAAATTAACTTTTTATACATACCCACATGAAATATGGGTTTTTCTCTTAATTCATTAAATGTTTTAGCAGTATTAGTACCATCAAGTTGTTCTCCTGGTACAAATAACCCAAATATATTAGTCATATCAATCATCTTATTATACATATTCTTCAACTTCATTTTTTATATATTTAGGTGTAAATTGTGGAGAATATCGGAGTCGAACCGATGACCTCCTGCGTGCAAGGCAGGCGCTCTAGCCATCTGAGCTAATTCCCCTTATTTTATTTTTTATCTGTCTTATCACTATAATATTGAACTTCGGATTCTACCATTTCATTATATAGTTTTTCTTTATCGTAATCTGTTAAACTTGCCCACCATTCATCATGTAATTGATTTAATTCTTCCATAGTAACAGGTTCACTACTTTTTTCAAATTTATTATTTATTGGTCTTTCTTTACTCATAATTTTTATTTTTTATTATTATTAAACTCAACAGGAATATCTAAAACATTACCATCCGTATCTGTTACAATAGCTGTTAATTCTTGTCCTTTTTTAAGATTTATTGGAGTGTTTGGTTTTTCTTCATTATTTTTATTTGATTCTTCAATAGTTTGATGGATAGCATATTTAAATCCCATGGGAAATTGTTTTTTACATCCTTCTGGTCCTAATTGTCTATAAATTTTTTCAAGATCTTTATTCATTTTTTGACGGGCTTTATAATCTTCAAAACTTTCATTTTCTCCCCTTGCATTACTCATATTAAGACCTTCAAACATAGATACTTCACCGGATTGAACCCATTCTTTCATCTTTTCCTCTTTTAATTGTTTGGATCTTTCTATAGCTTCTTTTGTACGTGGATCGTCTTTACGCATTGTGTAAGCTTCTTCTCCAAAAGTAACTAATGTATCATGGTTAGGTTTATATTCTTTTATACTCATTTATTTAATTTTATTATAATTATACTTCTCTTTTATCTCCATGTACTATTTTTACGGTTGGAAATCTTAATGATATGCCACCTTTATCATTTTTAGTTTCCTCAAAATATTGTACTGTAATTATCTTACCTACAATTGAACCATCCATATATTGTAAACGTTGATCATGAGTCCAACCACTACCAACTTTTACTTTGTGACCTTTATGTTCAATCCATACTTGAGATAACATTTCAATAGTTTCTGATCTACCATTTCTAACTACCTCAGCTGTGTCAGTATCATAATCAATCACTTCATATTCAGCATCATGGAATTTTTTAACTTTAACTAGATTTTTACTACGCTTACCTTCATAACCTACATTTTTACGTAACATAAATCCTTCCCAACCTTTTTCAGCTGATAATTTATTCCATGTTTCAAAATGGTCATCATCATTTATTTGGACTTGATCTACATATTGTAATGTTTTAGCACATGTAAACCTACCACCTTGCCAAGCTCTTAAGGTACGTAATCTTTCAGTTAATGGTGTATTACCTTTACCATTATCAAATTCTGATTTATGTATCATATCAAATATCATAAATCTAGGATTCTCAATTTGGTGATCTTTACGTCTAAGTTCTTTCATCACACCTTGAAAATCTTCATTACCATTTTCATCTAACAAACAAATCTCACCATCAAATACATGATTAATAATACCTGTATTTTCAATAGCTTCCTTTACTCTATTTAATGTAGTTAATTCTTTACCCATTCTAGAATATAATGTACAAACTCTATTCTCATCAACCACGGCTAAACATCTAACTCCATCAAGTTTTCTTGAAGCATACCATCTATCATCCCAATCACATTTACCTTTATATTCTTGTGCTAATGCAACTGAAAAAGTAGGGATTAAATTTGGTACAGCTTTATTAATGACCTTATCACCAGCTCTGATGTCTAAATTTTTATCAATAATCTTATATATTAATTGGTTATCATCATGTGAATTAGCACATCCATTTATAAGTGCTATAGCATCATGTCCTGTAAATTTTCTATTCGTTAGATCATCCAATAAATGGAAAACATTTTTATATCCTCTACTCCATTGTTCCTTAACTAAATGGCTATTTTTCTTACAAGTTTTACTTGTAACATAGTATTGTTTAAATGGGTTATAGGTATATTCTAATATTTTATGAATATGTGAATTTGCGTTCTTTATTATTTGAACTTTTTGCGTACTACTACTTGTAGCACGCATATCTTCTATAAATTGATTTAATTTTGTCATATTATTTTATTAATAAACTTGGTGAAACTGTATATGAACCTATAACATCAAAACCTTTAACTTTAATGTTTTTATTATTAATTTTTACGATTTTAAATTTTGATTTAATGTTAATTTTTTTATGGTTTATACTTACTATATCACCAACATTAAAATCATTTTTACTTAATGTTTCAATTTTATCACCTTTTCTAGCTGTCATTTTAGCTCTTAATTCTTCACTATTAAAAGAAATAGTACCTAAATTAATATTAACACCATATTGCTTTTCTAATTGTGCAACTGCGTTTTGAAAATCACCTCTAAAATTTTGAACTTCTTGTTTAGTCATAACCTTTATTTTTTATTATTAATATGCCGTGAATATACGAAAGATTTCCTGGGGAGCCAAATCTTTACACATAAGCTTCACCTATTTCTTCAATTATTTCCTTAGCTTCTTCTAAGTCAACTTGAAAAAATTCACGTTGGCTGCTTAAACGATATTCATCTAATCTTTCATGAACGTCTTTTTCTAAATCATTCCCATTCCAACAACTATAAGCAAATTCAACTTCATAAGGTAAAGCAACACCGGTTGCATTTGATAACTGTCTTGCTCTTTCTTCGGGAGTACTATTAGTATAACCTATTTTTAATATTCCGGGTTGAGCAGGATTTGATAAAATATATACCCATGAATTATGATCATCATTTCTATTTGTATAAGAAAGTTTTCTACGATTTGTAAAATAATTTACATCTTCCCAACCTTCACCTCTAGAAGAAGGGGTAAAAGTAAAATAAGAAGCATCTCGAGAGCTTTTAGCAGGAAAAAATTGTTTAGATTCTTCAATAGTGATTTTTTGCATGTAACCTTAATTTTTGTTTATGTGTGTAATATACGAAAGATAATCCAGGAAGCCAAGCCTCTCTCGAAAGGTTTCCCTTCTACATATATTAATATTTAAATACGTATATATTACGATGTTATTTCTAATGTCATATGACCAGTTGATTTTAGGTAATATGAGTTAGCAGGTACAGTTGTTGTAGGATTAAGAGTAAATGTACCAGCACCACTTCCAACATCTTGTCTTATTGAAAATGAGTAATTCCATATTGGTGGTTCATTAACGGAGCCAGAAAAGTAGGATTGAGAGACAAATAATGATTGAGATACGTCTCCGGTAAATCCTCCTATTGTACCAGCTAGGTCAGATTGTCCAATACCAGCCGCAATTGCGGATTGTGAAAGAGCGTAATTTGTGTCTAAAGCGGAATCCATAGAGAAATAAGCGTTACCGCCGTATACGCTTTGTGATGCAAATGCTGGGGTCGCGAATGTAAATGTATATGTCGTTCCCGCGTTTAGTACCTCACCTAGAGATCCGGAATTAAGTTGAACTTGAGTATATGCTGCCATGCTGGAATTTTATTATAAATATGGCGTTTTGTAGGTTCCGTTTATAATATCCGAAGAACTTAATCCTCTATATCTCTCTACATATATAATCTCATTAATGTACTCACTACCAATTATTGGTTTATCTTTATAATCTTCTCCTATTACCATTAAATCGGGTTTAAAGCTCTTGATACAATTCCTTAAATCTTCATCCGTATCGAAATGATAAACACAATCTACATGTTTTATTGCACCGAGAAAGTCCGACCGACTCCACTCATCATTCACTGGCCTACTATCTCCTTTCAATTCTTTAACTCTTCTATCTGTATCAATTCCTACTGCTACTAATCCACCGGCTGCTTCAAAAGAAGCTCTTTCGAGTAGTTTAATGTGCCCCATGTGGAGCACATCAAACGTTCCATTAACCCATACATTCTTACTAGGCCGCATACTCAATTGCTTTAATAAACATTTTTTTATTTACATCCATATCTTGCTTGAAGTTTTTAATAATTCTAGCCTGTCTAACTTTACCACTTGGTGTTTTATATTCAAAATTACCTTCAATAATGTTTTCCTGGATTCTATTAAATACTGTCCATAAATCATCATCATTATCTTCTTTACGTTGAGAATTAGCAACTTCCTTAATAGCTTCAACTGGGTAAGTATTTTGAGTTCCTTCAATTCTAATATCAAGTAACTCTTTAGCTAAATCAAGAATTTTATCTTCTTCTAACTGAGTGTTTTTCATATTATTCATTGCATCAACTGTTAATGGTAATTTCTTAACCATATCTTTAATTAATACTTGTAAATCTTCAAATGTATAACCCATATGACGCATTTTAATATCTTCAAACTCTGTGTCTGCAATTACTAATCCATTTTCACAAATCATTCTAAATAATCCTGCTGTAAATTGAAAGCAATTTTTCCCATCATGAGAATTTGTTAATAATATTTGTGGGAATACTGTATCACCATCTTCACCATTAATTACAACATCATTATTTCTAAATACAACTAAATGTTTTTGGTAACCTGATGTGTCTTTAGTTCTAGCTTTAACTTCTTTAGCTTCTACTGGTAACCAACCTAATAATTGCATATCATCTATGACTTTTTCTGTTGGAATATGTGTATATTTATCTGTTACCTCTGGAGAAGGTACTGTTGTAAAAATACTTGGAGCGATTTCGTTTAAATCTCTTTTACTTAATGGGGTGATTGAATTTGTTTTTAACATAACTTTTATTGTTTTTTAATTATTATACCGTGAATATACGAAACGTCTCTCGGGGAGCCAAGCATTTCACCGGAAGCCTTTAAAGAGATGTTACAAAAATAACAACCATTATTATTACATATATTACTGGGCTGAGGTCTAATTTATTTGTTTTCATGATCATAGGTACGTAATTATATTTTATTACATAACATTTTAATATTACTGAGTTATTAAGTCATCTATATAAGTATATATTTTATCGATGGCAAAAATTTTGTTAAAAAAAAGAGTCGCGCATTGCATATTTTGTCCTATATATTTGTATATACAATCGATAGTGTAGATCTGTTTTCGAGTCATAAAAACCGCTAAAACTTTTTTTGGCATATACACGCGTCGATGGATATCTGCGTACGTGGGTATTACTATGGTTATGCGTACGTACGGCGGCCGCAGTTGATTATATGCATGTAGGGGATATTATGATTATAGTATATAGTCCAGTTACTCATACCGCGGTGAGCATTTATTACTACGGCCTAACCCCTATATACCAAGGTGCTACGTAAATAACCATAATGTAATAAGGGTATAAGTACTAATAAGTAATAAGGTACGGCCAAGGTGCTACATACGTTATCTCCACCGTCGCATCACTGGCTATCTACTGCCACGCTACCAACGCTACCCCTACCACAATGCGCGCTTCCCGCGCCATATTTGCGATTATTTATGAACAACTTTATTGTTCACGTATATATTTGAAGTGTTTCGAAAAGGGTTGGCTCGCGACATAAAAGGGTTAGCACCAGAGCGATTCTAGGTCAGGTACCCTCACCATAGTTGTTCACCTACTATAGTAAATGAACGTGTGACAGGACACACTTGCATTTAGTTGGTTATATGTTAATTGGATTTAATACTCGTTTGAGTCATCGTATGAATCGCTACCGCGTTTACTTCCTCCATCGCTAGCTGAATCATATCCACCATCATCATCTCTATCCACCCAATCGTCTTTATCGTTAGGATCTTTGTTGATAATCATTTGCATTTGCTTTTTAGCAGCAATGTAATTAAAACGCTCAGTTATAGTCATCATACGAAGCATTTCTTTATCTAATTGTTTAGCCATTTTTCCGTCTATTTGGTTTACGTTTTTTACGTTTGGATTTTAATGTTGGAATCCATTGCTTCAATTGTTCAATTAATTGTTTGTGACTGTTTTTACTCATATCTATTTTTATTTAATATTATCTTCTTGATATATTAGTAATGATGGTAAACCTGAATAATTATATATAAATTTATCATCGACACCATCTCTTTCCTCATTGAATTTCCTTTCCAATTCTTCCATTTCCTCCCAATCTATATAATGGGCTCCAGAACTACACATATCTATTTATTTTCATTTACTTCAGTATACACTAAATATACTACTGCTATAGTTAATAATGCTATTGCTACTTGTGCTTCACTCATATTATTGTTATTATGTATTTATCTATAAAATGCATTGTCCACGCTACAAGTCCATTTAATTGCAATACAACAAGATTCCACTGTTTTCTAACGCTAACTTGTATAATTACACATATAAAACCTATAATAAACAATACTGGTTCTAATGTCCACTGCCCAGCCATCAATAAACCAGCTCCCATGTAACCGACTCTAGACGACATTCTTTCTAAAGGTGTTAATTTTCGTTCTTTAACTAACGATTTTAACCATTGATATTTAATTCCCATACCACTCTTTAATTGCATCAGCTGATTGGTTACCTACTAATCGCTTAACTTCATTTCCATTCTCATCTAATTTAATTAATGTAGGAACATTTCTAACACTATATTGAGCTGATACAGATTGGTCTTGATCTACATCTACTTTATATATAGGTAAACCCTGACTTGTTAATTGACTTATTGTTGGTCCTAATGCTTTACAAGGTCCACACCACGTTGCTGTAAAATATAATATTTTATTCATTGTTTTTATTTTTATGTTTAGTTTTTCTATTGTATTTCTTTTTATTTTTAGTAGGTGAAGGCGTTTTAAGTGCATTCCACCATTCTTGTATTGTTAACTCAACCTGTTTTAATTTACTATTTGCCATTATTTCCAAGGTATTATTGTCATACCAATCAGATTAAGTAAATATTCTACTATAATAATAAATATCCCACCAACTATTAATTGCCAAACCCACCATTTCCAACCTGTTAATGATAAAGCCCATTTACGAATTGGTGACTGCATTGCTTTATTATACAAATATTGTTTTAATCTTTCCATATTTAAAATTTAAATGCAATAACAATTATTAATAATACAATAGCAGCAATAAAAGAAGTAACAGCTAAGCTAATTCCAAATGCTAACTTCATACCTGTTGTCACATATTTATGAAATTTTATTCTATCCATTTACATTAATTTAGGTATTCTAAATTTTAATATAGGGTTACCATTTACTGTTGGCTGACCTAATTCATCTATACCAATTTCTTTTACTTTAATTGGTTTATTTCTAAATTTACCTACCATTATTGTATCACCTACCTTAATAGGGATAACAAATTGATCTTCTTTATAAGTTGCTTGCATATTTTTTTAATCTATTAAACGTATCTACATTAATTCCTTGTAATTCTGCTACATGAAAATACAAATCTTCAGTTGTACCTCCAAATTCCTCCATAATATCTACTAATTTATTTTTATTAAATTTAAATTCCTTACATAATTTAGTTTTAAAATCCTCCATTCTATCAAACTCAGTTTTCATACCATCTTCATACAACGCCTTCCATCGCTTTCTCGCGCGTTTTTCGATGTCTAAATAAAGATGATCACTCATATAATTGTCACCATGATAATTTGCAATAAATTCTTTTTGTTCATCACGCATCCATTCTAATTCCCACTCAGCTTGTTGAAAATATTCTGGGTATTCAAAATCACCATTTCTTATTTTATCAAGTAACGTTGCTTTATATGGTAAGGATTTATGTGTTCTAAATCTTCTCCACCAATAAAACGGAGTTCTTTTTCTATGTATAGGTTTTTTTGGTGCTTTCATTTTACTCCTAAATATTTTTTATATTTTTTACTCATCTTATCATAATATTTAGTTTTTAATATAATATCATGTGCTTTTTTAATTTCTTTCTTATTATTTATTAAAACTAAAAAACAAGGTGCTAAAGATCTAGCATTAAATCCATCTACTTCTAATTTATCGTCAGGATTTATACATAATGCTTTCCATTCGCTTTTATCCATCGCTCTTAATATATTATTTAAGAATTTTTGGTATCTTTTAGTACTTTTTTCTAAAACTACATCATCTTGTATAAGAACTGCTGAATTCTTACCAGATTCTACAAAATTATGTATACAAATTATAAAATCATTGTCACTTGTTATAGTATCTATGTAAATATTATCACTTTCACGTTCTTGTTTAGCAAAAGGACAAACAGGCATACCATTATATTCATCTCTTGGTACTTCTAATACATCTTCTATATAACTTAATACTTTTTCTTTCATAAATCCCAAACACTTTTACGTTTGTATTTAACCCATTTATAATTGATAAAATTAATAATTCTTAAAACCATCTCCAAGTTAATCTGAATGCAAATAAATACAAATTTAACTCAGTCCAATCTTCTTCTTCTACATCATTTCTACCATAATAAGTAGCTCCAAACAACATTCCATCTCCAATACTTACAATTTGAAAATCCATTACTTTACTTTTTTAATTAATAACTCCATATTTCTACTTCCATCAAATATCACTCCTACAATTTTTCTCACACCATCTTTTTCAATTAGATTAAAAGTTTCTTTGTCAAATTTTTTAACAAACACTCCTGATCTTTCAGCTCTATCTTCTGAAACGTTTAAAAATATTCTTTCCATAACTTATATATTTATTGGCGTTTTACTCGCATATACTTGCGATTTTACGCATTACAATTAATAATTCATACACGTAGTTGCTAAAATAACTCTACGCGATTTAACGAAATCTTCTACCTTTTTTTAACTTACCTTTTACAAAATTATTATCCCAATCTTCTAGATTTTTTTCTAAATCATTTTGATCTTTCCAAAATAAACCAATAAACCATCTTACAATAGCCATTATTGAAATATTTTTGCTAAAATTAAAATTACTACCATTCCAATAATACAAAATGCACTTACCTTTAAGGCAAAATCTTCAGTGCGTTTTTTTCTATCACTATCATAATAGGGGTGTTTTTCTCTTTTTTTCATAAACTATTATTTTTATACATTTCAATGTCTTCTATAATGTAATTTAAATACAATACAGCCTTATCATTATCATCTGACTTAATAAATTTAATTACCTCCTTCACGCGTTCAATTATTTCATCACCACCCATATTAATCTTTTAATATAAAACTAATACTTGGGTAATAAGATCTATCATTATCCCACTCTACTTCATAATCATCAATACTAACTACCTTAAACCCTTTTGATTTAAATACATCTTTAATAATTTTCTTTTCACTACTATTAAAATTATTTTTATTTGACTTAGTAAAATACCACCCAGGAATACCATTGTAATTACCTGAACCTAATCTAGGCTGATCTGTATCATGCATCATAGAACTACTCCAATCAGCCATATAACTAATATCAATACCATTCTTAGCTAATAATTTACCTAACGTTTTAAATCTATTTTTACTTACTGTTTTATGCATGTATCTGAATTAATTTATTAATATCTTCTCTCGATTGCCACCCTAAAACATCACCTTCTTTACTACTAATAAATTTACCCTCTTGATCAAATATAGCAACCTCAAATTTATCAAAATCATCAGGTGAATTGCCTGCATCTTTAGGTAAACTGTACATTGTAGGACCTGCTACTACAGAAAACTCAATACCATTATTTAACATTAGTAATCCTTGAATAGATCCTTTACCTACTCTGTGTTGTTTCCACTTTATATTTTTAAATGACTTTGGTCTTGTAAAACCATTTCTAACTCCTAATCTACTCATAACTTTTATTTTATATTATTTAATTTTTTCCACATTTCAACACCATGAAACATTTCACCTTGAAGACCTTTTCTAGGTAAATCTTTTTGTTGACCTAATTCATGTATTCCTTGAAATACATTCATTGGCTTACCTTGTTTTTTCTGCTCTTGTAACCAATTTATTAATTCTACATTCATAACCTTTATTATTTTTCTTATTTACGTTGTAAATATACGAAAGATATCTTGGGGAGCCAAATATTTACGCAATTACTTTTACAAAATATAACTTTTTCCATGTATTATAATCTGGTGTTCTAAATTGGGGATATTTGTTAATAAAGTCATTTTTAACATCATACAAATTAGCTATAATACGTTTAGCTTCTTTATCATCATACACTCTCATTTCAGTTATACCATCTAATTGTTCTACTAAATAAAAATCTTTTTTAGTTACAGCTAACATTAATGACTCACCTAACATAACCATTTCTTCTGGTAACCGCCATGACCATTTAACATCAACACTATAACTGCAGTCTTTAAACCGATCTTCAACGTTTGTTTTACCTGTAATACCGAATTTATATAAATCTTGTAACATATTAATATTCTGTTTGTTTCATGCTTATTTTCTGAAATAACCATGCTGTGCCTTCACTTGTTTCAGATTCAGGTTTATACACGATTAACCTAACACCTTTTAAGAAAAACATTAACTTATATGATTCATCTTTAACGTAAACATAACCATCAACAATTTCTTTAGTTTGTTTGGTAACCATTAAGTATTTATCTGATACTTTAAAATCACCAGTTACAACACCTTGGGGTGACTCTCTATAAAATGTATCACCATTATCAGTGTAATTTAAAAACAACCTATGATCACCATCCATTGAAACCCACTCACCATAAATGTTTTCATTGTTAGAGTCAAAGCCGACTCTTTTTTCTTGTGCACTTAATGAATTACAAAACATAAACGTGTATAATGCTAACGCAAAAAACAACATATACTCAGTTAACTCTAATTTTTTATTTCTTCTTCTCATTATTTATAAACTTTCATATTACTAATTTCACTCACAATTTTATTCAATGTTGAAGCCGTGTGAGTTACCGACTTTTTATTTTGATTAATTTGCCTTTGCAAATTACTAGTATGATCAATTTTATTAGCAGAATACTGCTTCCAATCTAACCAAAATCCAATGGCTACTAAAACATTCATTCCAATTGAAGCGAAAAGGATTTTCACGTCACTATAAACATCCCAATTAAACGATAGATGAATATGACCTACCATCCAAAACGGTATTGCTAACTGTTGACTAATCCAAATTAAAATAAATCTAATAAATTTCTTCATATCTTAAACCCACAAAACGTTTATACTAATTCCCAGCTATCAACCACTTCAGCATCTTTAATTGTTTCACAAAACATAAAATGCGTTTGGGTTCTTAACACATGATCACATCCTAAATAATCTCTAAAGGCTTGGCATAACTCCATATTCAACCTATTTGATCCTTTAACCTCAAACCTATGAACAGGGGTGGTACGTTTAACAACATAACCTTTATCATTAACATATTTTAAATAATGCACTCCAATCATCGTATATACATATTAATTCCTGGATAGTTGTAGTAAAAAGCTTTCGAATTTATTTCCATAATACTTGTATCACAATTAATAATAATGCTAATATTAAACTAACAAATGTTTTTGGATTAATTCCTTCACTAAAGAAATACCAAACACCAATTGCATAAATAATCATTCCAACTCCAAATCCAATAAATCTAGCCGGCCATAATAAACCACCAAATCCACTAACGGCATATTTTGTTCCCCAAATGTAGAAAAACGATAGTATAATACCTGCTGCTGCTACCCAAATTTCATTTTTTCTAAACCAATCCATTTTAAAGAATTGACCATTTAATTGAAAAAATGTTAATACATGGGCAGCAACAAATGCTGCTATACCTATTAGTAAATCGTAATACTTCATTATTTTGCTTTTTGTTTATTAAACATATCCATCCATTGCTTATCTGTTTTAGGCTTTGGAGTAATAGCATTGTATTTTGTTCTTATATACTCCTTATCTTTTTCTCTAGGTAAATAAAACTCTACATAACTACCACTTTTAAATAAAACCTTTACCAATGGCTCCCATGATCTATATTTACTATATGCTGTTGTTTGAGTAACAGTAGCTTCAGGATATAATTTTTTATATTTAGCTATCATATATTTAGCCATCTTCATTTCTCTCTTATATCTTTCTAATTGAGAATTTGCTTTTGTATTTTTTTCATTTAATTTATCTAATAAACTAGTTGGTAAATATGCTCTATACTGTGGAGTAACTGAACCACATTGTAACTTTGTTCTGTAAGCACCACGTGACCATTCTTTTTCTAAATGAACATTTGCTGTACTTGATGCTAATTTACCTTCATTAGAATTAAAATAATTATACTTTAATGCAATTCCACCTTCATATGTTACATAAGAAACTTCAGTAGTAAATCTATTATCACCATAACCAAATGATCTTTCTTGATTAGTTTTAGTTATTAATGTAAAATCATTTACATATTGGACCTTTTGAAATCCAGCTTCTTTTAATGTTGTTTCTAATCTTTTAATGTAATCCGCTCTTTCCATAGCGTTTTTTTCTTGACTTTCAATCCATTCTTGGATTTCATTTTCTTGTTCAGTCGTTAATATTTGACCTTCAAATAAATCTAATTGTAATTCTACGTTTGACATAACCTTTATTGTTTTTAATTATTTACTCTGTAAATATACGAAAGCTCCCTCAGGTAACCACATATTTCCGCATATTTCTTCACTATATTCTACTTAACCCAGCTGTTTCTTTACTATCTTGCATGTGTAAGTTAGTAATAAAATTAAGTAAACTGAGTTTATTTTTCATATTATCTATTGTATTAATAAATCCTTTACCTTTATACTTTTCAACTCTCATTTCAACAATAAATTCTCTAGACATACACTTCATTTCATCTAATGTACCGTTAGAATATGCATTAGTAATAGTTGAATAAATTTCCTGTAAATTGCGTTTTCCTTTTTTGATTGATAATTTCATATGCCGTAAATATACGAAAAAAAAGCCGGGTATCCAAACGAATACACCGGCTTCTTTAATTAATGTCTATTAACTTATTTCTTATCTATGAAGAATTTAGCTAATATAACTAGAACTACTAATCCTACAAACCCACCTTCACCAAAGCTTGCGATCAGTGCAGTTAGATTAGCAACTACGTCCATACCGAACACAGTTCCTCCTGTAAGAATATTCCAAAGGATTGTTACTGGAAGTACAGCCATCATAATATTTAATAGCCCTCCAAAAAATCCCGTTACGTACTTAATTACATTATCCATTTTTTTTTATTTTTAGTTAAACAATATTAAAACTTAAGACCTACGCCTAACATTAAGTTAGTTGTCTTTTCTCCTACATTGTATACTACTTTAGGATCAACGTAAACATTTTTATGGAACGTAAACATTTTACCTAAACCTAATGAAAGGTTATCAGTATCAATGTCTGGTGCAGATCCATACACATATAAATCATGACCACCTAGTGTCATAAAGTATCTAGCATGTAAATCTAATACCATATCAGAAGCTGAATCAGCTTGAGATAAGTTTACACCTACCATAAATTTATCAGATACACCGTATCCTATTGTTGGAGCTATAGACCATTCAGTCCAAGCTACATTTGCGATGTCACCAGTACCAATGTACCAATCACCTTTCGCGTTTTGAGCATTAACTCCTACTGCAACAAGCAGTGATAAAGCTAATGTTAAAATCATTTTTTTCATATTTTTGATTTTGGTTAATAATTAATTTAATTGTTTTGAAAACGTAGTGGCCAGCTACTTAAGATAACTTATATCGTAACTTTGTTTCGCTAGTAACCCACTACAGT